CGCCCCAGCCGCAAACCGGATTTCGCTGCTGACGGTCGCAAAGAGGACATCGCCGCCGCCGTTCCAGACCCTAGTAGCAATAGTTGAACCCACACTGCTCATGGACGCGACCACATATCGCGTCAATCCAGACAGGCCATTTTCGGCGTTGTACGAAGCGATAGACAAACTCTGCGAAGAACCGTTGAACGCAAGAGCGTTTCGCCCGTTCTGCTTGGTCGCACTTATCGTCGGCCTGCTTCCGCTGACCGATTGCGTAACGTGCCTCGCGTTGCCGCTCTTGTCCAACCATGCACCCACCGGATCGTTCGTCGCGGTGGCGGGAGCGTGGACGCCAGAGATGCCCCACTTGGCGGCGAGGTAGGCTTCGACGCGAGCGCGGTCGGCGGCGGAGAGATTCCCCGAATAGCAGACGATCTCCGCGATGTTGCCGTCTAGGCCAGACGATCCTGATGTGCGCAGCGGGCCGATCTTGGTGACGGTGTTCGTAGTGTTAAGCGCAGCCGATGCCACGCCGTCAGTCGCCTGCACGCCCTCAAAATGAGCCCGCTGTGTAGTGCCAATGGCTTGCCCGCAGATCAGCCGGTATACGCCATTCGCTGCTGCCTGCTGAATAACAAATCGTCTGTTTACTAGCGCTATGGTAGTGTTGTAAAACGCAAGAATGGGCGAGTCTTCGGGGTTTGTTGGCGCCGAAGAGATGATGCCGCTGAAATGGTCGATGTTCTTCATCGCAACAGCGAACATCGTCACATTTTCAAGTTGCAGGAAGTTGCCAGTGATCGTCAGCCCTTGCGTTCCGGTGAACTGCATCACCGTTCTGCCGTTCTGTGACCCTCCATGCGTCGGCCGCAGGCTTCCGCTGGATGTGGCGTGACGGGCGTTGCCGCTCTTGTCGTTCCACTGGGAGACGAGATTGCTGCCGTCTTTGGTGATGCTGGCGGCGTCGGAGGCGTCATACCAGCAAAGGCAGGAGTTGCCGCTGATGTCCAGCGGGCTACTGACCGCCGTCACCGGCCCGGCATCGGTGGTGTACAGCGACGAGGCGTCCGCGCCGTCCAGCCACAAGGCCAGACCGCTGATCTGGCGGGGATTGAATCCGCTGGCGGTCGGACGCAGGAGACGGGGATTCATCGGCATGGTGAATGTCGCAAGAGTGGTTGATGTGAGGCCGCGCGTCAGATGACACGCCAGCGGGAAGTACCGGAGAAATACACGAGAACGGCCGCCCCGCCGTTGGCCGAGAGAACGTAGTCTCCGGCCCACGGGACCGTGATCCGGTTCGCGGATGAACTCGAGGCCGATTCGTGCCGGAGCGTGATGGCGTGACTGCCCGTGTTGACGAGCAGGATCCCCGTGCCGGCCGCCCTGGCAACGATGCCCGTCACATTCCGGGCCGCGTTGGACGAAATGTCGATGACGTCCCCAGTGGGCAAGGCAAGGTCGTTGGCGTCGGCCGTCAGCTGTGAGGCCGTGGCCGGCACGTTCGCAATCGTGTCGGAGCCCCCGGTCGCATGGCTTGAGGCATGGGCAGCGGGCGCGAAGGTGGATGGCTTGTCTGTGATGCCCGCCCAAGTGGTCGTGCCGGGCGATCCCGCAGGCCCGACGTCGCCTTGGTCGCCCTTGATGCCCTGCGGTCCTTGTGGGCCGGGATTGCCCTGGTCGCCCTTCGCGCCGGCAGGGCCTTGAGCGCCGGCCGGCCCTGCGTTGCCCTGGTCCCCCTTGGCTCCAGCGGCTCCAGCAGCCCCAGCAGCCCCAGCAGCCCCAGCCGGTCCGGCGGGTCCGGCTGGCCCCTGCGCGCCCGCCGGACCTGGGGTCAGCTCGACCGCCTCGATGGCTCCCTCGATGGCCGTGAGGTTGGCGTCGTGCTCGGCCGCCGTGAGCGGGGCACCCTTGACGATACGCTTGACGAGGCCGGCGATGCTCATGCGAAGACTCCAGGAACGTAGACGCCGGACTGATAGACGATCCCACCGGCCAGTTGGGCCGGGAGCCTGTTGGTATGCACCCTGCGGACCCGCTGCCGTCGGTCAGCCCAGGCCCATGCCTGCGGCTTGCCGTCCGGAATCGTTACCTCGTAGACCTCTTCACCAGCACCCTCGTCCACCACGATCCTGTCGCCCCGCACAGGATCGGAAGCGTAGTCATCGGTTGCGATGAAGAAATCTTTCGTTTCGTACCGCACGAGATTCCCGGCCTTGTCGATCGTGTCCCATTTGCCGACCACCAGGGTGGCCCGGCACGAAACTGGCACGAACGAGCCGCGAGGCTGGTACTCGACGTCGATCGCCAAGTGTTCCCGCCGCTGCTGCTCAAACCACGATTCGGCTTGGGCGATGAGATCGGGCACGAGAACCTCCACCGCAGCCCGGGAGGGGCGGCGCTTTGGCGCTGCCCCTCACCGGGCCATGCACACTGGGACTACCGCGAGAGCTTGACCCGCACGAGCGTGTCGGTCGTGGCCGGCTGCACCAGCACGATGCCGATCGGGGGGTAGGCACCGCTGTTGTTGGTCGCCACCGCCAGGCCGGTCGAGGTGTTGAGGTACACCTTGGAGCCCACCGCAAAATCGGTGCTCGCCCCGGTGGTCTTGTCCACGTCGAAGACGCCTTCCACCACGAGAGCACCGAGCTCGCCGGCCGCCATCGGACGGTCAGCGATGCCGACCATGCCGGTGCCCACGGCCACCATCGCCCCGACAGCCACCGCCGAGCCCGGCGTGTGGTCGATCGAGTCACCCTTCATCTGCACGAGCTTCGCCATCTGGATCACCTACTTTCTGTTGCTGGAAACCTGGAAGATCGGAACCCCGGGGGCCGGGCTGGCCGGCCCCCGGGAACTTGGTCACGTCACGCCGGATCAGGCGGTCGCCATCCGGTAGCAGCTCTTCGGCTCACCCTTCGCCACGCCGAAGTCGTGGTAGCCACGAACGGCGATGCCGAGGGTGTCGAAGTCCGCTTCGGCCTGCTCGACCGTGGGGGTGCGCTGCCCGTTGAGGAAGAGCACCTCCATCGCGTTGAGATCGCCGGGGTTGGCCATCAGCCACCAGGTCGTTGCCGACGTCAGGTAGGCCGAGGACACCACCCGGTAGCGGCCGGCGAGGACGTTCACATTGGTGAGCGTCTTGTTCTCGCCGGTGATGAGCAGCCCGCCGCCCATCAGCTCCGCGGCCTCGATCTCGAGCTCCGGCGGCACGAGGAGCAGGGACGGGGCGACACCCAACGGGTTCCCGTCCGGATCCTTGAGCTTCCGGTAGGCCGAAGCAGCCGCCTTGAGCGAGCCCAGGCCGAGGGCGTTGCCAGCCCCAGCCGTGGCCTTCTCGAAGTAGGTGGCGTTGCTGGCCTCGAACTCGGTCCAGAAGACCTTGTTCATCTTCGTGGCAGCACCGCGACCCAGCCGGCTCGGAACGACCGTCAGGGCACCCAGGTCATCGTTGATGATGTCCTTCCGGGTGATCGTGGAGATCCGCCCGTAGGTCTTCGCCGAGAATGCCCGGGCCTCGTCGCTCGCGTCGGCCGACTTCAGCTCACCGCTGTTGCCGACTTCCTCGAACTCGAAGGCCCCGTTGACACGGATGCCCGTCACGGCCTTGAAGTCGGACACGGGACGGATCATCGAGATCAGATCCCACACCGATTCCACCGCCGTGAAGCCCGTCAGCAAGAACTTGCTGTAGGCCGCACTGGTCACGTTGGCGATCGAGTGGGTCGCGAACGCGGCCCGGAGCACCTGACGGATATTGCCGTCCGTGACCCGGTACACGTCGCCCTCCAGCCCGTTCGCCTTCGCGGCACGCAGGAGCATCTCCTGCAGGCCGATGTTCCGCCGCTTGTGGGCGGCCTCCAGCACCCGCTCGCCGAACTGCTTCTCCACGCCGGGCAGGTTGCCGGCCATGCAGAGCGAGGCCAGCAGCACCTCCTCCGTCTCGGCCGGCTTGGCCACGACATGGGCCGCGGGGGCCGAAGGCCGGTCAGCCCGGATCGCGGCGAGGTTCTCGGCCTTGATCCGCTCGAGTACCTTGGCGGCGATGGTGTCGGCATCCACGAGGGAGGCACCGTCGCCGGGGGTGCCGGCGGTCACGCCGGGCAGCTGCACCGGAGCGGGAGCGGGGGAAGTCGAACCCGCGGCGACCTTCGCCGCGGCCTCCGCCGAAGCCTTCACGGCCTCGTCGGGCGTCTGGTTGGCGTGATCCGCCATAGGGGAACCTCCATCACTCGCCTCCGCGGCGATAGCGGCAGACGTAGCGGCGTCTGCACCGAACAGGACAATCGAAACCTCGCGGAGCGTGGACGCACGCACCACACTGATCGGGCCACTGAACTGCCGGCCGTTGACCTCGACGGTTTCGCCGGCGGCGATGTTTTCGATCCGGCCGACATCGGCCCCGATCGACGCCTGGAACTTCCAGCCCTTGCGGGCCAGTTGCATGGCCTTGGCGACCTCCGGCCCCTCGCCGATGACCTCGCCGGCCACGGTCAGGTCCGTGCCGCTGTTTTCCACGCGATCGGCCTGGCCGACGGCGTGATCCATGTCGTACTGGTGGCCGAGCATCACGGCGACCGTTTGGCTGGTCGTGTCCATGCCGGCGAGATCCACCACCAGCGGGTTGCGGCTCCAAGCCTGCCGGATGGCCCGGCCGGTGTAGCCCACGAGGGAGAACTTGGCATTGCCGCCCACCGTGCCGTCAGCCATCAGCTGCGGGTCGATCAGATGGGCTTCGCCAGTGATGCGCAGTTGCTTGCTCATTCGGCTTGCTCCTCGTCTTCCAGATCCACGGCCGGAACAACCGGCTCGGGCTCCAGGTCGATCCCCAACTCGTCTGCGTAGGCCCGCTCGGCCGCAATCTGGCGGAACACCTGCCGCCAGTCCTTGCCGCGGCGGGCACAGGCTTCGGCCCGACTGACCGTCTTGTTTTCGATGCCGACCGTTTCCGCGTTGGCTTCCTTGAGCGGATCGACGTGCTCGAACCCGTCCCACCGCCACCGCCACGACCACTGGTCACGGGGCGGCAGGCCGTCAGGGATTGCACCGTCCACGAAGGTTGCTTCCTCGATCCACCGCTCCAGCAGCGGATCCAGCACCACCCGCTCGATCTCGGCCCGCTCGACCGCGACATGCTTGCGGTACACGAGGTAGTCGCCCCGCATGGTCGAGTAGTTGGCCCCGGTCGCATCCATGACGGCCACGATGTAGGGCATGTTCAAGCAGCGAGCGATTTGCATGAGGATCCGGCGCTCGAAGGCGTCGAACGTGCTCGTGGGCTGCTCGGCCTTGAGTTGGTAGGGCTCCCAGCCTTCCGGGCCGGCCATCGCCATCCCGCGGGCGAGCGGCATCGTCTCCCAGGCCGGCAACCCCACCGCCCCGCCGCCGTCGGCCGGCATCGTGGTCTTGAGGATCACCGCCAGGTCCGCGGCCGTCTCCGCCGCGGTCACGACCGCGTACTGGTAGCGGCGAAGCATCGCGAACAGTTCAAGGGCCGGCACGACCTCGCCCATGCCGCGGTGCTGGCCTGGCCGAGTGGCGTGGTAGTAGTGGTGAACCCGGTTGGCCCGAACCCAATCGCCTTCGAGCGTGACGCCGAAGTGAAGCGATCCGGGATGATGCTTGAGCAGGTAGTATTCGGTCGGGTTGCCGTCCCCATCGAACCGCACCCCGTCCACGCTGCCGGCCAGATCCCAGCGGCTCGCCGGATCGGCCACCATCTCGGCCTCGACCACCCGCAGATCGAGCTGGACGCCCCGGAGGCGGCGGTTGTTGGTTTCGATGCCAAACACGTCGCCGTCGATGGCCTTGGCCGTCCGCATCAGCCGGAGCTTGGTGGCCAGACTGATCTTCTGGTGCCACTCGAATACGTTGTCCTCGACGCGGGCCACGGCTTCCTGGTCGGCGTCGGGGCCGCAGTCCAGGAGCAGGGTCGGGCCGGTCCCCACGGCGTCGCTGGCCAGCGTCGTGACCATGCCAGCCAGATACCCGTTGTTGGCCGACTCGTAGCGAGCCCGCCCCCGGAGGGTCCGGCGGATCATCGGCGACAGGGCGGCGTCGGCCGACAGGTGATCGACCATCGACCAGTGGTTTTTGTTCAGCGTCGTGGTCTGTGCCGCGTCGAACCGGGCGCGCACGAGCTTGCTGATCGCGGCCCGCTGCTCGGCCACGGTCTGCGTGAGCGTCGCCCGCGAGGGGCCGCCAGCAAAGAGGTTGGAGAACAGGCCCATCAGCCGATAGCCCCCGGGGCCTCGGTGCGGGCGAACCGCAGGCAGGCGAAAGGGTTCGCCGTAGCCCGGGCGTTCATCACGAACTTGGCGGCCTCGACCTGGTGATCGAGCTCGTGCTGCTCGACCTCTCCGGCCTCAGTGCGAGCACGCTGCGGCTGCGCGAGATTCGCGGCCACGGCGTCGATAACGTCTTCGTTGGTCGGCACTGGCGGGCTCCGGTCGGTGGCGTGCGCCACCTAACCACCAGTGTACCAACGTTCAGCCTTTCAGCGTCATAGCGAAGGCCAGCCGATCCAATCGACCTCGCCATCGTCTTCCTCGTCCCACTCATCGAAGATCGCGCAGTGGCGACCGCAGGCTTGGGGCTTCATGGGGCGACTCCAGACGGCGAGCGGCTTATAACCCCATTTTACGGGCCACGTTTTCGGCCCATTTCGGCCGGTTTACCGGCCTTCCTGCCTCCTGTGCCATGCCACGGTCAGGTACGTCCCGACGAACGCCCCGGTGGCCAGCGGAATGAGATACAGCGGGTTCCGCGAGTAGGTGATGACACCGAACGCGAGGAGCGAGTAGAGCACCGCCGAGATCGCGGCGGCGCGGAGCGGCTGGCGGCGCTCGACGCAGATGATGTACCAGGCGTAGAGGATGTCCACGGCCACATAGGTGACGAAGATCACGCCGGCGGTGAGCGGGGAGAAGTCGGTCATCTATCGAAATACTCCCGGATGCCGCGCCGTGGTCAACCCCGGTTCATGCGGGCGAGTAGCTCGGCCCGTTTGGCGGCCATTTCCTCACGGGTAATCATTTTCCGCTCGGCGCGTCCTGGCCGCGGGTCGGCCCCGACTGCCGACAACCCGGTGAACGAAGCCGCGACGGCCGAACCCACCACGCAGTCGAACAAATGGTTGTCCCGGCCGGGGATCAGCCGCCACTCGTCAACGACGCGGGTTTTGCTCTCGACCCGCACGGGCGTCTCGCTCGACAGTTGCTCCGCCAGCATCTCGTGCTGGCCGGTGTGGATCGTGATGCCCTGCGGATCGCCGATCGGCAGCTTGATCCGGGCCGCCAGAAACGTCTTCCACCAGTTCGTATCGAACAGGACGTGCCGCTGCCGCTGGATCGTGCTGGTGCGCCAGTTGGCCCCGATCCGTTCGCCGCGGTCCGGGGCCTTGTCGCTGATCGTCTGGCCGGAGGCCCCCACGAATCGGCCGTGCGTGGGCAGCACCCGCGGCCCCCACTTGGACCGCCTGGCGAAGTCCCTCACGACCCCCTGCGTCTGTGCCCAGTTGGCATCCACGAACAACTGGCCGATCCGCAGTTCCGCGGCATCGTCCTCGCGAGTGAACTCCCGGTCGAGCAGTTGGCCGGCGAGCGCCTCGAGCCCGGCGTGGATCGCGGCCTCCGTGCTCTCGACGCCGGCGGCGGCCTGGAGCGTGCGCTTGGCGTCGCGGAGCGTGAAGTAAACGCGGCCCTGGTCCGGGTAAGCACCGTAGGCCACGACGTGGCCGCGGAGTTGGTGGCCCCAGGCCACGACGGCCCAGTAGAGCAGCGTGCCCTGCACGTCCACGAATGCCGTCAGCGTGTCCAGCCCGCGAGGCACCACCCATCGCGGCGTGTTGATGACGCAGGCCCGAATGTCTTCCGGCCCGAGCCCCAGCGACGCGGCCTCGTCTTCGAGTGGCTGCTGCTGGAACTCGCTCGCGAACACGTCGGCCCCATCGTCAATCAGCGAGTTGTAGGCGTGCTGGATCGCCGAGTGTTCGGTCTCATCGTCGTAGCACGACCCCCACGACACAACGCACCCGCGATCCATGTCCTCGCGGTTGGCCAGATAGAACTCGTTGGCTTCCCGGTGGGCACGGGCCTGGTCGCCCACGATGTCCGGGGCGAAGGCCCGCCGCAGGCCGGCGTAGCGATCGAGCCAAAGGTCTTCGTGGCGGTCGGCCCACTGCCGGACCATCGGGATCCGCTCGGTCTGCCAGCCGGGATTCTTGGCCGGGTCGAGCAGTTGATCCACCATGTCGCCCCGCTGGATCACCGTCGCATTCACGACACAGGCCATCGTCTTCTTGTGGCCGGCCAACTTCATCACGGATTTCTTGAGGATCTCCAGCCGGGTCTGGCACTGCATCGGGCTGCGGGCCGATTCGCGGGTCTGCGGATCGTCCACGATCGTGAAGTCCGGCCGCAGCTGCCGGCCGTCGGAAGCCTTGTGTCGCAAGCCAAGGATGGAGCCGGTGAGGCCGCGAGACGTGATGATCGAGCCGCCGCTGACGCTGCCCTCGATTTGCGGAAGCACGAGCGTGTCTTTCTTCCACTGGATATGCGTTCGCTTGCCGCCTTGCGTCTGCGAGTTGCAGCGTTGCGGCTTGCCTTCCAAGGCCCGGATCGCGTGGCACACTTCGGGGAAGTCTTCGTAGAGCATGTCGTTTTCCGACAGCTCCAGGCGGATCGAGTTGATCGCCTTATCCGCCAGATCGCTCTCGGCCGCAAAGATCGCGACGAACTTCCGATGCCCGTAGAGCGTGGCCCACAGCAAGGCGTTTTCCGAGATCGTGGATTTCGCGAAGCCGCGATACACCGCGTTGCAGAACCGGCCGCCGCGGACCAGGCAATCCTGGATCCGTGCGATCACCCGGCGATGATCGTCCGAGAACGGCGACAGGCCGGTGGAGAACGGGAAGTAGGTGGTCAGGAACAGTTCGAGGTTGTCGCGGCAGGAGGCCCGGCGGGCCGGATCCGCGACCGGCGGGATCTCGCCGATGTCGGCCCCCTTGGCCGTGGTCGCCCGGCCGCGTTCGACCGTCTTCTCGCGGCGGCGCTCGACCGCCTCTTTGCTTTTGGTCGCCATTAGCGAGCCTGCCGGAGCCACCAGTGGCACAGAAGCGCCGCGTCGGCGCGGCCATCGTCCTTGACGCGAGAGAACAGGTCGGCCTGCTTTGGCCACAGGTTGGCGGCCGCCTGGCGGTGAGCCCCCTTGTCGCGGCTCACGTTGAGGGCCTTCGTCCAGACCTGGGGCCGCACGAGCGTGAGCGGTAGGCCCAAGGCCGCGACGGCCCCCTCCACCAGCCCGAACGACCGGCCAAACGAGAAGGCCGACGTCGCCCCGGTGCCCTGCACGCCCTGGACGTGCTCGAGGACCACGGCATCGACGGCCTGCAGGTTTTCCTCCGCCAGAATCGACCGCAACCCGTGCGGGCAGACCCGACGCTTGCCGCGGACCTCGACGGTTGGCATGTCGCGAACAGAAACGCAGCGGTCGCAAACGAATGCGATAGCTCCGCTCACTCCCGGGTCGATACCGATCACGATGCTCATGCTTTCATTCTCCCACGGCCCGCAGCGTTCGATTCAACCCCTCTGCCCATGTCACCCAGCCCTTGCGTCGCAGTGCCCGCAGATGGCAAACGACCCCGTGCGGCGATGCGTAGCCGAATCGTGACTGCAGTTCCCGCACGGTGGGCGGATACCCCTGCTTGCCCGTGAGCTCTCGGATCGCATTCACGATCTCCAGTTGCCGATTGGTTGCGGCGACACGACCCGCTTCATCGCGGTCGGCGTCCTCGATTTGGGTGCCGCCACAACCGCCGCCCGACTTCCACGGCTTGTATTTGCGGCGCTTCATGACACCCTCCCGCCGCCGGACATGCCGAGCCGATCGTTGAGGTAGTGGCCGAGCTTGCAGGCAGTGCCCAACTCAAGTTTGTTTTCGCCTGCCTTCGCCTTGATGAGATCGAGCCCCTCCTGCCACTGTGACGGCGCGAGCGTGTCGATGACGTCCCGCAGGTCTGCCGCCATCTTTGCGTCAATGGCAGGGTCGATGTCCACGGTTTCGCGCGGCTGGTCGGAGCCCTTGACCTTCCGGCCGTCGGAGAACCGCCGCAGACGTTCCAGGTGGCGGTACTCGTCGCGAAACCACTTGAGCTGCGGGTACAGCGTGTCGTTGGCTCGCTTGACGTTGCGAATCGCGTCGTAGAGCACGTCCTGGTTCAGCCCCGAAAGATCGTCGTGCCACAGCCGACGTTCCTCGTCGGTGAACTCGGCCTTGGGCCACAGCTGGTTGATCGCCCGCTTGTTGTCCTCCCACGTTCTCACAGGTTTCCTCCGACGGGTTTCCGCTTGCCACCACGTTCTGCCTTGGCCCCCCGAAACTCCCGGGCGAGGATCCGGTCCACGTACTCGAAGAACCGGGTCACGGGCAGGGGCGTGTCGAAGAACTCACAGCCGGGGAGCATGGCCATGGCCGCGTGGGCTCGGTCGAGCCACCCCGGGCTTGCCGCCAGGTCCACCCAGCCGCCCGGGGCAGTCAGGTGCGTCCAAGGCTCGGCCCGCTCGGTCCGGTTCCAGGCGGCGGCAAACCGGGACCACTCGTCGGCCGCCCAGCCGGGTTCCCCAAAATGGTGAATCGCGGTTTGCGTGTGTGTGTGTAATTCTTCCCGAAGGGAAGAAGATGGAGATGGAGATGGAGGCTTGATTTTTGCTAGGTCGTTTGCTTGCCCGTTTGCTTGAGTTTTGCTTGCCGTTTGCTTGCCGTTTGCTTGCCGAGACCTCCCCCCAATCCTCCCAGCCTCCGCCCTCGCTTCCTTGAGCGATTCGGCCTTGGCCCGGTGTTCCTCCATCCTGGCGTTCCTGCGTCGCCCGTCCTGGCAGACGGGAAACTTCGGCTCCAGGATCTCCCAGGCCCGCCCAATGCCCGGAGATACGATCTCCAGGCGCTCCAGCGAGTCAGGGATCGAGCCCTGTTCCCACTGCACGATCAGCGCCGTGACGTAGTGGCCGCGTTCCTCTGCGGTCCATCCGGCCGTCGAGGCCAGGAAGTCCCTGCCGAAGAACGGTATGTAGTGGTCAACCGATACCCGTGCCATCCGTGGCCCTCCTTATAGCTCTGACTCTCCGTCGCCTGTCTCTGCAAATCGAATGACCCGAAAACGAAAGCATGTCTAAAGACTTGGAGCATCCTGCAATCCACTCGCCGCCAAGCCATCTGCCGGCAAGTGCGGCCGCAACGAGAAAGCACTTCTCTGCTTCCGTTGCCGTGTCGCGCGAGGCGCACCTGACTGCGCCTGCTACAGACCAAATCGCAATCGGGTTCCTGCTGTGGTCGGCGAGCCTCGAGCTAATGCAGTTTGTAATGCCAACCTTATAAATGTGAGCGCTGCGATCAAACGTAGAGCATCGCATCAGATAAAGAAAACAACTTGGAGGCGTCCAACCTGGATTGTGCATTTTTCTTCTTGTATCCCAGTCCGAAAAGCTGCCTTCCAGGTTGTTGCTGCGCAGAAAGCTATCCCATGTGGTTTCTGCGCACGATGACCATTCAGCCACAAACTTGAGCTCTGGCCGACATCCACGGATCGCACCGACACAGGCTGCGTCTGACTGCCCGCTCACCCAGAGGCCCTTTCCTTCAAGTCGTATCCGTTCGGCCAGCATCCACAATGCGAAACACGATGGCCGTCGCCGTCGCCAAGCCGTTCGCCCCCTCCGTGACAGTTTCGGGCACCGCATTTCGGGCACACGAAAACGATGTACGCACGGTTGCGACTAGAGCGGACGCACGAGAACACCGGAACGTCTTCGCAGTCGATCGCCTTGCTTGCGCTCACGGCTGGGCCTCCGGCGTTAGCCGCCTGTCCAAGTCCGCGTTCACGTCCCGCAGCAAACGCACCAAATGCAGCATCCGGGCGTTTTCCTGCCGGAGCCGATCGTTTTCGGCCTCGAGTATCCTGGCAACTTCTGCCAGGTGAGCCCGCTGCCTTCTCCTTCGAATCCACGCAAACATTCTCAGTCCCTCCGTGGTGTGTGGTGCCTCGTGTCGTGAGGCTTACGGTCGGTCCGGGGTCCGGAGGAAGCCTGCCGCTCCCGGGCGCCGACATGCCGGCGTTACCTCGCGACCTCCGGCGGCGCTGTCCCTGCAGGGGCGTCATTCCCTGGGGCGGGACCACCCGAATGTTCCACTGGCTCGGCCTGGAGCCGGTCGATCGCGTCCTCGATCCGCCAACGGACGTCGGCAAAGACGCGAATGCAGTGCAGCACCGCACCCTCGCGAGTGGCGTAGATCCGCTCTGCAGAGCCGAACGAAAACACGAACTCGGCCCTGCCGTCCTCGTACTTGAGCAGCGGCATGTGCGGGTTGTCGGTTGGCTCGTAGGTGGCCTTGCGGATCCGCGTCACCGGGGTGCCGAAGGAATCGACGTAGGCCCATGCGCGCCAAACCGTCTGGCCCTGCTGGAAGTTCTGGCTCATCGGATCAGTCTCCCGTCCATGTTTTTGTTCCCACCGGCCACGACTCACGCCTCTCGCGAACCTCCACCGCCTGGAGCCATGCAATGACAAGCCGCAGCCGATCACGAGCACGCTCAAGGGTCTGCCGCTGATACGGGGAAAGGCGCTCGCTGCCGACCGCACCGAGATACCCAAGTGCTTGCTGGCACACGTCACTGGGGTGGTGGCCGCGGCCGTTCACCTGGATCAGCTCGGCGGCGAGATCAGAAGGGGATGTCATCGTCTGCCCCCTTCTGGCCGGCGGCCTCGACCTTCGCAGCCGGGGTACGGGCGGCTGGCTTGCTGGCAGGGAGCGGGTCCGCTCCGGCGTGCCACTTGAGGACCTTCACGTACTGGCTACCGTCCTTTCGCGTGTCCTGGGCCGTCTCGATCATCACCATCCGGCCGACCAGCGAACGCTCGTCCCAATCCTCGCCCGGAGTTGGCAAGGCAACCCGAGCGGCCCGACAGATGGCCTCGATCTTGCCGCGGTAGTGGCTCGGAGTCTTCGTCTCGATCGACGCAAAGCCGGGCACCGACAGAACCACGAGCAGCCCCGCACCAGACGGGTTTTTGTCTTCCTGGAAGAACTTGAAGGTTCGCTCCTTGGCCTCCAGGATTTCCGCCGAGTGAGTGCCGTTCGGCACGATCGGCTCCGGCCCCGACTCGCCGCCCCAATCATCGAACCTCATGTCTGAATCTCCGGTGTGTGCTTAATCCCAACCCTCACGATCCGATCATCGTCCCCGCTCGCGACTTCCTCGATCCTGCTGATCGCCAGCGACGCCGGCATATCACCCGACTCGAAAGCGTCCAGCAGTTGCTTGACCCGCCGGATCCTGTCTACGGCCAGGCGACTCATCTGCTCTCTCAGTTCGTCAATGCTCATGCACGAACCTCCTGTGGCTTGTCCCGCACAAAACCGCGGGACTTGGCGTATTTAATCGCCATCGCAACATGGCGATCCTCGTAGCGGTTCAGACCGTACACCTGACCTGGCGGCGCTGACCGCAAGGCAATCCGAACGTAGTGGGCCGACATATTCACGCCGGCCGCGTCGAGCCGAGCCAGAAACTCTCGCCATGTCATCCACTGGCGGCGGCCGGCCATGCCTCGCATGCGATTGAACGTGCTGTGCCACTCAGGCATTTGCCGCCTCCGTTGCGGGCTCGCTGCCGACTTCCATGGCCGACTGCCGCTCGTCAACCAGCCCAAACAGCGTGGCGGCTTGCTCTTCACTCAACTTGTTGGTGCCGAAAGCCGAACTGATTTGGCCACGGATCACGCGAAGGGCCGAAGTATCGGCCGCCTCGGAAATCCGCTCACGCCACGACTTTGGCTTCGCGACGGGGCCGGCTTTCGCCGGGCCAACAGGCTCCAGGAGCCCGGCCAACTGGCCGATCTCCATTGGCATGTCTGCCGGCAGGCCGAACCTATTTTTTGCATCCCATGCCGCGGCCCTTTCCGCGTACATGACGCGGGTTTTTCCGCCTTGGGCCTTCATCCGGCCGTCTGCACCCTCGACCAGCTTGGTGCGGTAGTTGCAGAACAGCAGCAGATCGGACCATTCCTTGAGCAGCGGGGCCGTCTGCTTTGTCAGCTTGAGTTCGTAGCGGTCGTAGCCATCGGTTTCGTCGGGGGGCGACGTCCGCTTGATAGTGGCATGAGCCACCATCACGACGTGAACACCCTTCGCGATCAACTGATCGCACAGGCCCATGACCCTTGTGAACGCCTCGGCGAGTTTCACGAAACCCTTGCCGAAGCCGTAGTCCTCGACCGATCGCTTGCCGTCCTTCCGCAGCATGTGCTCGAGGATTTGCCGCTCGGCCCAATCCGCGGAGTCGATCACGACGGTTTGGAACCCCTGCGGATCCCCGATCAGATCGAGCAGGGCCGATTCCATCGCCATCGAGTCGTGGCACACGACGCGGGCACAGTCGATTTGCCCCGTGCCGTCCTCGGTATCGAGGATCACAGGGTTCGGAAACTGCGCCGCGAGCGTGCTCTTGCCGATCCCCTCGGTGCCGTAGATCACGGCCCGCACCGCCGACCGCTTCACCCCACGTTCGATTTTCAGCGTCATTCCTCGACTCCTTTCATGGCTTCCCAGGCTTCATCCACGGCCGCACACAACGCGACCCATGCTTCCGGCTCAATCCGATAGATCCCCTTGGTGACTCTGCGGCCAGATATGCAGACCTGTCTGGCCACTGCGACGGCCCGGCACGACTTGGCCGTGCGGAGTGCCGTCTTTGATTCCCGTTGCCCCACCGCCGACCGCCTGCGTCGCTTGAGGCCGCAAAGCTCTTCCATCGTCGCGCTCCTTCCTGGCTATGTTGACCGTGGGCGGAGCCGTAAAGCCCAGCCGAACCTTTCCCCCGTCGATCGCCACAACGCTGACCTCGATCGACGTCCCATCCGGGCAGTGGATCGTGATTACCTGCGTTTCCCGTCGTGTCAGAACAAGCATCAAAAAAACCGCCCACTGGTCAGCCGTGACTCGTGGGCGAGGCCCTCCGTGTGATGCGGCTCCTCTGCCGCTCCGTTCCGCTGCGGTCCCTCGCCGCGGCATCCTGTTTCGCTCGCGTGGCCCCGCGGGCCTCGCTCTCGGCCCGAACCGCAGCGAGGCGGTCGAGCGTTTCCGGGTCTCCGGCCACCAGCGTGCCGACGTCGGCCCGCACGATGTCGAGCGCCTCGCG